GGTCGCCGCTTTCGCCCTTTCTCCGCTGGTAGCGGCGGTGGCGGGGCAGCTGTCATCTACGACAACAGTCATGCCATTCACGGTGCCAATGCGGAGGGGGCGCTCAACGCCGTTGGCGTCGGTGTATTTCAGGAAGTCCAGCAGCTTCAGGCCAGCCATATTGGTGGCGACCTTACTGTGCATGAACACCAGCCGGAAAGCGTCCTGATTGTCGCCCACGGCCTTCTGAATCGCATCGCCAATGGTGGTCGCACCCATCTTGTTTGCATCCGCAACAGTGGTGGATGCGGAAGACAGGTCAGTGATGTGGTTCGCCCAACCGGCAAACTCACCGCTGCCGGTCACACCGAACACCGCATTCAGGATTTTCAGCATGATGGACTGGCGCTGCTTCTGCCAATACTTGGACACCTGAGACACGATCTGCTGCATGGGGTCGGCACCGCTGTTGTAATCAACGATGAAGTCCTTCTCCTTCCAGCCGTGGGCGCGGCCAAACACGATACCATTCTGAGCGCTGCCTTCGGGGTCGGTCAGGGTGATGTCAGTCGCGCCATCGTAGTTCTCAGGAGTGCCGCCAATAACTTTGTAGAACGGCAGGGTGTAGAAATCGGAGCCGTTGGAAATCAAACTCGCCAGCTCTGCGTTCGGGGCGACAGCGCCGCTCTCAAACATCGCGGTCAGGGTGGGGTCTTTCGCATTTGCCCAGTTGTAGTTAAACAGCTCGGGGTCAAACGGAAAGCCAAGATAAGTAGCCATAATGTTTTACCTCCATAATCATTTCAAAATTGTTTTCCAGTCAGGATTGTTCTTGATAAACTCCATCTGGGATTTGGTGTCGAGTTTCAGGAAATCCGCCTTGGTCATTGCGCCGCCGGGGTTTCCATCCGCGCCTCTGGGCGTTCTTTTCAGCTTGTCCGCAATGACTTTTTGGGCGTATTTTTCCAAAAACGTCTGGTTGTTGGCAAAAACCGTAGCCATATCTCCGGATTCCATGGCCGCCGCAGTAGCGTCCGCAAGGGCTTCATCATAGCCCTGCGCAACCAGCTTTGCTTTGTAACCGGCAACGGTTTTTTCCTTCCGCAGACCGGCCAGTTCCTTTTCCATGTTCTCCCACTTTTCGGCCTGCTCCTGTTGCTTCCTCTGCTCGTCAGTCAGAAGCGCATTGTGCTTACGCTTCCATTCCGCAGCCTCGGAATTGGCCTTGGACAGCGCGTTTTTCTGCCTTTCCAGCTCTACGGCGTTGTCCTCGTACTCAAAGCCCTCCAAAGCGGCAAGCTTCTGTTCCGGGGTCATGTCCGCATAACCTTCAATGAGATTTGTGTCGATTTTTGCCATAATTATTCCTCCTGCGTTTGGTGAGGCGGTTCCCTCCGCCGTGATCTCTGTTTTTACGGGTTGTCTCCCGTCTGCGTTTTTGATAGAGCAGCTTCCCTGCTGCTGTTATGGAGGGCTGTACAGGCTTCGATCCTGTGACCTGCGGATTAACAGTCCGTTGCTCTACCAACTGAGCTAACAACCCACATATCCCCGGCTTACGGTGCCGGGGAACCGCTTTGCCCGTTTCCGGGTTTCATCGCCGATAGGGAGGCCATCGGCGATATATATGGCGCGAGGCCGATTTGAACGTCCTTCTGTGGGGGGAGAGGTGAACCCCACTCGCTGTCTGCCGCGCCAAATTTTAGTCTTCTATTCTTCATGTACTCGGCTTGTGGCCGAGGGAATGTTTTTGCGGGACGGGGCAAGCTACTTTGAGCTATCGTGCGCTTATGTACACTTATCACACAATGCTGTTCCTTCTCCTTCGCTTTGGCTGCCTTGCGCATACAGCAGTTACCGGCGTGCTTGAATTGTCCAGCCCCCCGCTGGTTGCGGCAGAAAGAATCGAACTTCCATTACATGGGTCAAAACCATGTGCCTTACTTTTTGGCTATGCCGCAGTGTAAAAAAAGAAGGGCTTCCAATACCATTTCTGGTATCAGAAGCCCTTCGGCTGTTCGCTGCTCCCTAGAGCAGTCACAAATTATACCATTTGGTGTGGCTCTTCCGCGAAAGGTGCGGCGCTCTTTGCCAAACAGTCAGTTAACCTTCTTGCGCCGAATCTCAATGACCACGATCTGGCCTTGTTCGACTTTGATTTCCGCCTGATTCCGGCGGTGGATGATTTCCTCAATCGCCCGAATTTCCTTCGCCGTCACTCTGACCGCCGGTCTGGTTTCCGCTTCCATCGCCGTTCCCTCCGTTCTGCGCGGCAAGCTTCGCCGCTTTTTTCTCCTGCTCGGCCATGTAATCCATGCTCATTCGGTAGGCCAACTGCGGGTCGGAAAATAACCCGCAATGTGTAAATGCCAGTTCAGGGGCGATCTTCTCGCAAGCAAGCATCTGGGTTAGAACCGTTGATTTCTGCGCGATATTCTCATAATTCCGCCGCGTGAACCGGATTTCCAGTGCCGATAGTTTCAGGCTCAGATGCCCCATGTCCCGGCAGATACGCAGCACCAGCTTCAAAAATTCCTTTTCGGACTTCTTGAAAATCAGCTCCGTGTCCTTGGCTCTGGCTTCCGCTGCCGACCAGCCGTCCCGCATGATGACCGCTGATCCGGTGTCAGAGGTAGAAGTCCCTCCGTTCCGGTTTGGCATTCCGCAGATTGTCAGCACCGTTTCATACATGCTGTCCACAAGGGTCTGCGTCTGGGTCTGGTTCATTTCGGAGGTCAGATATTGAATCTCCGCTTTCAGTGTGGCGTCAATATCCCTGAACTTGATTGCGCCCTCGTCCCGCAGTTTCTTGTAGTCCTCACTGCTGATGTCAACATTATGGAACAGCATCAGTGCTTGAACGAACTGCTCTACGCCGTCAATTCGGTTGCTCTCCGTCATGTTAATTGCGTCAAGCAACGGAATCACGATTTCAAACGCCCCTAAACGAGCCATGTTTGCCGGGTACTCCACAATTGGGATTCCCAAAATCTGATCTTCTGCGCGAATAACAGCCCATGTGTTCCAGACCTCGAAATACCTGGTTTCTGTCCAACAGGAGAAAACAAGCGTTCCGTCCTCTTTTAGAACATACCGTACACCCATCATGGGCTTATACCCTAGCCCTACGGAGTACACAACAAATGTGTATCTCGGGTCAAGAGTGAATATCTCAAAAGGAGCCTCGTCTTCCTCGACATCCGCCAGAACGTCCGGCAAAGTCATTCGATAAGAGGTACCGCAAGTGAAGAACCAATCGGCAAGTTCCTTATCCTTTTCCGGCTTGTCTTCGGACAGCATATAGTCATTCAGTTTCAGCACTTCAGAGGAAATGTCTTCGTCCCCACCACGGCTTACGTACTGGATTGGTTCGCCGACCTGATAGGCCGATTTGAAAGATACGATCTCATTTGCTCGGTTCTCCACAACCATGTTGTTGATTTCCGGGCGGACTTCCTTTACACGGTTAAGGATTGGCTGCTCTCCCTTGTAATACCAGTACAGGTAATCAATCTCTGCCTGATTTTGCTGGTGCGTGAGCAGTGCCTTTTGCAGCACGTTGATGATATTTCCCTCGTTTATATCCGTAACCTCGGTGTAAATCACCCGACGCCCGAATAACCGTCTGCTCTCCGTATTACGCACCCCCTTTTCCGGAAATCTATTTTCTCATTTACCATTATACCATAGTGGCGGATGGTTGTCTACTTAATTCTCGTTCGTAAACCATCGGAGAATAAAAACACAAAGCGCATCGGGTGAAGTTACCTACACCCAACGCGCTCACATCCAATATTTACTTGTTATTTGCCGCTAATCGTGTCTGCGATCCCTTTAATCTGGCTGCAAACAGCAGCCAGAACGTCGCAGTACATCCCAACCCGCGCCTTACCAAGGGCAAGTTCCCCGGTTTCGGGGTCAGCCTCCATGTCAAGCATATCCAACAGCATTTCCGTTGTTGCAAGAGCCATGTGGGCATTCATCCAGATTTCGTTCATTTTTGCGGTTGTCATACGGTCTTGCCCTCCCCCAGAAACTTATTCAGGAAGAACGTCTGTCCTTTGCCGGTAACTTTCGGTGTCTTGCTCACAGAGGTATGTCCGTCACTGTGATTGATGACCGTTTCCTTGATACGGAAGAGCCCCTGCTCCATGCTGGCCTGCGTAGGCATGTTGTAATCCGTGCCGTTGCGCTTGATTAAGTACCCATTGTCCCGCATCCACCGGAACAGCCGTCTTTCGCCCATGTCCACACCATTCTGCCGCATGATCTTTGCCAACTCACCCACAAGAACCGTGCTACTGGAAGCGGCCACGCTGTCAGCGAACAGAACTTTGGGCGCATCTGCCGAAACCTTCGCTTCCAATGCCTTGCGCTTGTCCGTTTCAGCCTTTAAGGCAGTAGCTACCTTGAGCAGATAATCAGGATTCAGAATCGCAGCTTCCAACGTCTCCGGGGTCATGTAGGCTCCGTGCTTGCGGATGGAAGGCAGCACTTCGGAAGTGACCCACCGGCGGAACTTCTTGGCATAGGGGAGCTTGCTGGAAAGCACAAGGGAATAAAGGCCACTTTCGTTGATGACGGTCATATCCTGCGTTCCACCACGGGTGTCACATTTCGTTACTCCCTTGTCTTCTTCATCAACATGGTCAGCGAGGGCTTTCCGGGGATTGCTGTACCCCAGCACCGCCGCCACATCCTTGCCGACAAGCCAAAATTCGCCATCGACTTCAACTCTGCGAATAGAACCAAATTCCTCGTTGCTGAATACCTTGATTTCGTTATTCATAAATTTTCCTCCTTGATTTCAGCCCAGAGGAATGATAGAATGGATTTACCATCCTTCGGGCTGGTGTTTTGATAACCGTAACCTGTTCACTTCCTACGGCGGCAGGTTGCGGTTATTCTTTTTTGCCCAGTTCTTTCTTTACAAGCAAAATACCTTTGTTTACCACATCTGTTCTTGAAATTTCAAGTTTTTCTGCACAAAAATCAAGAATTTCAAGTTCCTCTTTGCTCATTCTAAGCTGTAAACTTTTATCTCGCTTGCTATTACCTTTGACTGGCCTTCCGGTTCGTGGCGACATATCATCACCTCTCTTTTGCCATGGCATTATTATATATTATGCAATGGCAAAAGTCAAGCATTATTTTAGAACGGTCTCGCAAACACTTCAACTTTCGTTCCAACCAAGCCCCGGAGTTCGTTTTCAAGTAGGCTTAGCGAATCTGCCCCGTCATCATGAGCCACTTTCCCGGAACGGGTATATGTTGTGACCTGTCGCATGAACTCTGCATACTGGCTGTTCCTTGCATATGTGGACGGATGCTTGAAATAGAAATGTTTCAGGATATTGTCTGACGCGAACTCAATTCGGGTCTGTTTGTTACTGATCGTTCGTTTTGTCCGAATGCTACACATATATTCTCTGCTTTTGAGAATATCCTGCACGTCCCTTGCAAAGTAACTGCCAGCATTGTTGCTTTCAAACATGGCAGATACGACCTTGTTGTTAATCAAAGCCTTTGCGACTTCTGGTTTTGTGACTTCTGGGGTAGAATCATCAAAAACAACGTCGATAATGTACACTTCCTGCCCATAGACCGCCGCAATCGGCATGGCGCAGTAGTCTGCTCCCTTGTCTGCTGTATCACAGGCGGCAATGATGGTATCCGGCTCCTTGTCAACGGGGAGTTCAAAAAACCGGTTCAAATTGCCTTCTGGGAAAAGAAGCCCCTTTGCTTCAAATGGCTGCTGCTGAAACTCGGATTCAAATTGTTCCGCTGACAACATATCCCGCTGATCTCGGAAATACTGTGTTGTGAACACTTTTTTCCCGTCTCGGATATACTCAAAATTGCTTTCGTCCGTGATAAGGTCAAGGGCAGGGGTTTCAATAATCTCACAGCGTTTGTTCTGTTTCTTCATTTCCTCTTGTAACCGTCCAATTGGGTCATACAGGGAATACCGTGTGCCGCAGATAACAATGGGCGTTCCTTCGATGGCACGGCCGATAATGTCACCAGAAATTACCTCCCACTTCTCGTCAAGACGCTGCCGGTTCTTTGCCTCTTCCCGCCCTTCGACACAGTCATCAAGGTATAACAGGTTTGTAGCTTCGGATAAGCCGACCTGTCGTGCGTCAATGGAGCGACACATGATTGTCGGAAATCTGGATTTGTTCATGAGATTCAACGTCTTCGTATCTGCATTCGTCTGAACCAGCTTGCTTTCCGGAAAAACATCGTAGAACAGGTATTCGCTCGGTGTTTGAAGATATTCCAGACAGCCCTTGTAGAAAGAATTGACCAAATCGTCACCGGTTCCTTCCATAAGTGTGGCCTTTTCAGGGAATTTCCCGGAAAGCATATTTGTGAAATTGATTCCTAACTGGGATTTCCCAGCGCGCTTAGGCATGGAAATCGATAAAAAGTCCAATTCCCCGTCCAAAATCTTCTGGTATGCGTCCACATATCGTTTTAAGTAGTGCTTTCTCGGCTGATAAAACCGTTTTTCTAGCTTCCTGTCCAATTCAATATAGGTCAGATAGCTGTCAAAGTCATATGGAGCCTCAAACAATAGCCCCCGCCGCCAAAGGCTGTAGAATCCCTCCACCTGAGACGTAGGAGCTTTACCCATTATTTCGGCGCACAGGTATTTCAGATGCTTATTCGCCCGGTGAGCCGCCGTGAAATCAGTCTCAGCCCATGCCTGACACAGGGAAAACAGGTCTTCATATGCCCCGATATCACCCGGTCTGTTCTCGATAGCCCCCAGGATGGAGGTTGACAATTTCCCATAATCCATACTCTCACCTCACAGAGCGTCAGCTTGTTCGAATGCTTTCAGCAGTTTGGGAAACTGGATTGCGAAGAAATCCACCATTTCCTCGTTCTGCGCCCAACTGGAATTTTCGGCAAGGCCGCTTTCAAATAGAAATGCGTGAATGATCTCATGCCGCTTCACCTTGTTTGTCTGAACCAGAAGGTTTTGCTTGCAATTTGGTTCTCCCTTGCTGTCTTCGTAATTTTCGACCAGCATCTCTTTCGTAGTTTCATCACAGAAACCGTCACAATCCTTGAGCCTTGGCTCTTTGCTTCCCCGAATTACTGTAAGCGTATATTCTGCTCCCAAAACGTCGATTTTCATAAATTCCCTCCTGATACAAAAATAAGGGCTGCCCGTGCGTATCTCAGCACAAGCAGCCCTTCGGCTATGGCTCCCACCTATGGGAACATTTATTCACTTATGGGTTTGCCCCCCCTATACATGCTTCATAAGCTCTATCAGCACGAATATGGGGAACAGAATAATTAGCAACACCCACATAGGTCAGACCTCCTTATTTCAGTTCGCAGTCAGTGAATCCACCTATTCCAATGCATTTTCCCTCAAATGTAATCGTATCTCCCACTTTGACTGTTTTCAGGGCATCTTCCTGATCTTTCTCAAATTCTGCGTAGAAGTAAACGATGGTATTACCGGCTCTGGATTCCATCGTCAGTGTAGCGCCGCCTGTCAGATTCAGAAGCCCGCCGGTTCTCATTCCGTCGATTGTCGCAGTAATACGGTATCGGTTGTATCGGTATGTATCATTTGCCAAAAGCTCGTTCTCTTTGTATGCATTGTATATATCGCCGTAAGCAACAGAATTATCTGCGGGTTCTGTGGTAGGTTCAGTTTTCTTCAGTGTCGAACTTCCTGTTTTCTGCTCAGCGGATTTTCTGAGCATTGGGAGTACTTCTATTTTTTCATATCCGCATCGTGTACACCTCTGGACATATTCGCCGTCCTTATCGTCCGTGGGCCCTACCCGCCGAACATCTTCCATAGAATGCCCGAGTTTCTTTAAGGTTTCTTTTTTATCGCCACCGCAAAGATTACAATGGTACTTCTCGTACCCGTTTTCGGTGCAGGATGCTTCTTTGCTTTCCACCAGCTTGTATTCATGTTCGCACCATGTGGAAGGACTTGTTGACACTCCGATTATCAAAAATAAAGCAAAAGAAAGCCAGAACCATTTGACCCATTTCATTTTAGGCTTCTTTTGTATTTTCCGGATAACCCAGATGATGAGCAAAATAGGAAGTGCAAGTATTTCGATTGCAAAAAGCGTGTACATGGCGGTTGATACAGCTTGCATAATTATTCCTCCTTCAAAATCGGCTCATGCTGCCCGGGAACTGCATCCCAGGTCATTCTCTTTCCGCACAGGGCATAATTAAGATATTGCGTTACCATTTCCGGCGACCTTGCCATTTGGAAGTACAGCATTTCCTTTACTCGCCGCATCATGCCATTTTCGCCAGGCACAATCGTAATGCCCTCATTAGCCAAATGAACCGTGCAATTCATTTTCTGGCAAGCCTGTAAAAATGGATAATACTCCGTTTCTCCACCCTCAAACATGAAAATGGATGGTATCTCTACTGTCCCGTCCCGCGCAATTACATTGAAGTGTGGAACACTTTTATACCGCTCATTTAGTTCGGTATCAGATATTCTTTTCCCCATTTTGCAGTCTCACCCCTTTAGAATTGCTTCGTGCGTATTCTCACACATTTCTTTTCCGTACCGGTAATTCCCCCGGTAGGTATCCTCGTTGCCCAGAATCGTCTGGACTGCGGAGTGCTTGAACTCCTTGCCCTTCTTGCTCCGATATCCTAGCTCATTCAGCTTGTCTGCGATTCCTTGCAATGTACAGCCCTGGTTTCTCAACTCGAAAACCTTTTTTACAATCTCCGCCTCTTCCGGCACCACTGCAAGATGCCCGTTTTCAGCCCGATACCCAAGTGGAGGCTTCCCCCCGGCATAGCCGCCCTCTCTGGCTGTAGCATACCGCCCCATGGTAGTTCTTAGGGCGATATTGTCGCTCTCCAACTGATTAAAGGAAGATAGAATTCCAATCATGGCACGTCCCCACGGGGTAGTGGTATCAAGCGTTTCATTCAGGCTTATGAGGTCAACTCCGTTTGCCAACAAATCGTCCTCTACAATCGCTAGAGTATCCCGTTGCTTTCTGGAAAGCCGATCTAGCTTAAAAATAACAATAGCTTCGATTTTACCCGCCCGAATATCCCGAAGCATTTCTTGAAGCCCCGGACGGTTTGTGTTTCTGCCGGTATACCCGTTGTCCTCATAGGTTTTCACATATTTCCAGCCCTTGCTTTCAATGCAGGCTTTCGCCATTCGCTCCTGCTCAGGCAAAGACACTTTCCCGTCCTCTCCCTGAGCCTCTGTAGATACTCTGGTATAGACACATGCCTTTTTCATCTCGTACATTTCTGCTTCCCCCGTACATCTTGTTTTCTGTATAATATCAGATTTACAATTATTTGTCAACTGTAATAATGCACAAATAGGAACTGCCTTTTTTTGTTTTTGCCGGAATTTCTGAAAAGGGGGGCTTTTTGATTTCGCGGGTATTTATGGGGCTAATCCCCTCCAAACCAGCACGGCCATATCCCCCGCCCCCGGTGCTTTCGCTGCTGCTTCTCCCGTGATGGGGCGGGAAGTGCCGGATTTGATAATTTACATTTTTTCTTGAATTTCTGTAAAATAATGCTTGACATTTACGAAAATATCTATATAATAGTAAATGTAAACAAGAGCAAAACAAAAGCGCCCCCGCAATCCTACCAAGACCAACGGGAGCGCACCACACAAGGGGGCGTTGCTATTATAGCACGGCCTCCGCAGAATTACAAGGAGGAAATAAAAATGGCAATCTATGATAAAATCACCGCCGAGCTGGAAGCCCGGAAGGATCGCAGCGCATGGGATAAGGGCGTCAATGCCTACGCCCTGGAGCTGGTAGAAGAACTGAAGGAACGGGCGGAATATGAAGGCCGGAACCCTGAATCTGCGAAAGAGTGCCGGGAATGGATGTTGAACGGGGCGCAGGACTGGGAGCAATACAGCTGGGGCGGCTCCAGCTTGATTTACAACGCCGACATCGCCGAGCGGTTGTGTTGCCCGTCCGAGCTCAAGAAAACCCGCAACGGCGAGCGCAGGCCGAACAACCGGGAAGAATGGCTAGACGTGCAGGCAAGAGCCTTGCACCAGGCCGCAAGCCGTGTTGTCAATGCATACCGGGGGGAGGTGCAGCCCAAATGAAAAAATACACGTTGAAAGCGCTCCGTGATCTTGTGCGGCTCGGAGTGGCGGAGGACTACACCAGTAAGCCGAGCGAATATATTTACACGCTGCGCAGGCTTGAAAAGGTGGGCTATTCCGCGGGCGTTTACGGCATTAACGGCGGATTGGTCGAAGATACCGAAACCGGGCAGTTATACGCCATTATCGGGCGTTGCTCCAATCTGTTTATCTTGTTTTAAGGGGGTTATATCATGGTTAAGTATGATAATTGCAAGAATTGTGTGAGCCATTGCGAACACGCCGGAAAAGATCGGGAATTTATTTGCCCCGGTGGAAAGTCCTGCAAGGTGCTTTACACGCCCGAAAGAGTAGCGAAAGCGGCGGCGGATTTCGTAGGGGCTATAAAGCTCATAGCCTCCAAGCCGGATAATCTCGACAACCTCGAAAGCTATCTTTCCCAGCATTTCCCGGAATGGCTCAGCAGATGGGCAAATAGCCCGGAAGACCTCGCCGCAGAAATGAAAGAGTTTGCAAGAATGGAAATATAAGGGGGTGTAGCCGTGGCACTACTTGCAATCCTGTTTTTCCCGCTGCTTGTGCTAGCGGAACTGCTGAAGATCAGCAAATAATATTTCAAGCCGTCCGGGCATTGTCCGGGCGGCTTTCTTTGTTCTGCGGCGCTGGCATCTATTGTCGGCTTTCTCTTTGCCCTGCCAACGTGGCGGGGCTTTTCTCTTGCTATGCCCTGTAAGGCTTTCAGCGGCTTTCTAAGCGGCTTTTATTCTGGCAATATAAATTAACGTCAAGCATCGTTCCCGCCTTAAAATGGGCGCGTATGGGCGCAACACAGCGCCGTGCGGCATTTTATGCAGCGTGTGGGGCGCTCAGCGCCCGCCATTGTGCCTATTCCTGTGCCGGATATGCCAGGATGCCCCCGCAGCTTTTCGCCCGTCTGGTCGCTTTCTGCGCCCTCCGGCGTTCTGCCCTCTGCGACGGAACAGGGGCGCCACCCCACGGCCCGCCAGAGGCAGCCCAGATCCCGATCAGATTTCCCGCCATGTTTTTGCGTCATGGCTGAAAATCCCCGCAAGGCTCCCAGCTCGTGAGCCATAGTCGCAAAGTCGCAGCCGAAAATTCCCGTTTCATAGTCGCAGAAAGTCGCCCCGAAAGTCGCAAGACCTCCGGGGCGTTTTCATAGTCGCTATAGTCGCTGGGTCAAAGTCGCTGTTATAGTCGCTCGAGCTTCCGACCGCACACTGGGCAAAAATTCCAAGTCACCGTCATTTGCCGCCCGCTATGGGTAACCACGGAGAATGTTTCCGGTTTGTTCACACACTCTCTGCAAAAGTCGCAGGCGGGTTTCCTAGCGCCGCCCTCCATCAGCATCCGGATTTGGGCAACCTCTGTGCACATTCGTTCGATGGCGTATTCCGTCTTTTCTCTCATTCCGTTCCACCCTCCGCGTCAATGATAGTCGCACCGCTACCGCGAACATCTTCCAGATACTTCTGCCGCAGCTTCTCCGGGTCTGCCCGCTCTCCAAGCGGATTATCCGGCTTTAAGACCACTTCCTGCTGGTCGGTGTAGTTCATATTGTTTTTCATCAAAAAAATTCCGGCAACGGGGTTAATCTTGCCATTTTGCATGAAATCCTCCATCTGAGCGTTGATTAAATCCCGCGCTTTTTTGATGGTGTCACGAATAGGGCCGCTTAATTTCCTACTTTCCGGGTGATCGTTGCACCACCGCCACATAGTCATCCTGTCCACACCGAAAGCTAAAGCGAATCCTGCGAAAGTCGGCTTCATATCGTTCTCAGCGCACAGGCTGAAATAGTCGAAGCACCGTTTCTGTACCGCCTCCAAGCTGTCCATGTCCGGCTTGTCCCACTTCATGATAGTCATGGAATGGTTAATGTACTTGGTGTTGTCTCCTGGTTCCAGATCAGGAACTTGATAAGGCTTCTTTTTGAGTTTATTGCTTTCCGCCAAAGTCGTTGTCCTCCTTTACTATCTTAGTAGATTTACTTATATTCTTTACCATAACACATACACACTACAAGATATAAGATTATATTATATACTATACAGGGATAAAGCTATAATATTAAATTCCGTCTCCTGTTTTTCGTTTTCGCCCTCCTTTCGGTGCAATTCTTCCCGGGAGGGCAAGGCCGCTTTTCCCCATGGACGAATATGTAATTGCAGCACCGGCTGCCTTCGTAATAACCGAAGAAATACCAGCACCCGATGCAGTACTTCCTGCCGTCCTTGTACTCCATGTTGCCCCCTAGAGAACAGGAAAACTCCCAATCCCGTCGAGCATCCCGGTTTCTTGGCATACCCTAAGCAGTTTTGTCTGCGCCGTCATCCGAATTTCAGCCGGTGCCCGTTCCGTTGCCGTGTGCAAGACGGAAATACACTCAATCCCCTTTCCCTTGTCCACAGACAGCACATAGGACGTCGCAGATACCGCAGAAGCGAACCACTCCGGAACGTTGCCGTAGGCGTATTTTGCAAACATCCTCCGGAGAATCTTTTCCGGGTCAGATTCTTCCTGCTCGATGGTGGTTATCTCCCATTCCCCCGACTTGGCGACCTCTTTCACTGTTTCGGTCAATTTTTTTGCAAGCATCTCGCGTGCAGTCTTCATAAGTAACGCATCATCAAATTTGAAATTCTGTTCTGCCATTATTCATGTACCTCCAATTCCTTATTTTTCCTGTCTCTGTCATATTTCAGAGCTTTCAGAAGTTCTTCCCGATTCACCCGGATACCAATTTTTATAATCGCCTGTACTACGGCATCTCCGATAGCATCCTGGAAGTCGCTTAAATTCAAGCTGGCAGGTGGGGTGTAGCCGTTAAGTTCTTCCATTTTCATCCACCTTTCGCTCCCCATAACTGCAAAAATCATTGCCGTCTACCTCATTTGGGGACATGCCCTGCTCATATTGCCAATGATAGCAATACCCAAATGGTGTTCCTCCATTGTTGGTGGGGTGCTTGCCTATTTCCTCAAATGTAATGCAGTCCCGGCACCTGACAACCGGCACCATGGATTTCATTTTTTCTTTCGCGTCCAGCAGTTGGGCGTTGCGCGAAATCAGCTGCTTCTGCACACACGTAAACTCTGCGAGTGATACAGCTCGCACGGTGGGCATGCTATCGACCGAGCAAAGCGCCACATCCTCATTAAAATTAGGTATAACGCCAGAAATTTTTATAATCTCAGTTGTAAGTAAATCAGCATCAATCAGCCTCATAAAAATTCTCCTTCCTCGGCATCTCTTTCAGCCAGCGTCTGACGGCAAAGAACCGAATGCGTGACGGCTGATTCTTCGCCCACCGCTCAATAGCGGCGGCGTAAGCAATTCTAGCATTAAGGCGCTGGCGGTGTTCTTGCCTTTCACTCATTTCCAATACCTCCATTTTTCGTAAGATATTTAATTTCTTCTTGCACCAGCGTTCGGTTGCTCATGATAATATGTGATTTTGTAACCCTGTTGGGGCAAGCCACGCACTCGCACTTGTAGGGGTTGCTGCTCCAATTATCCCGGAAAGGGCAACTGGAGTTGAAACAGTCTGTCACTCTCCATCGCCTCCCTTCGGTGGCGCAGGCATTGGCCTCCAGCGCGTAATTTCTCCCGGCTCTCGCTTAAAGTTCCCTGCTACCCACGTTCCATCATCGGATATGTAGCCTTCTCGCACTATCGGGAATGGCTCTTCACCGGGCATTTCAACCAGAACGGATGCGAAGGCATCAGGTAATTTCTCACTGCGCGGAATCCATCGCTCCGTTTTTACTTCCTCCGGCGAAAGCCCCGTATCCTCATATTGTGCAAGGCGAGTATAGAGTTTCTGCACGATGCAGCCATTTCGGCACCCACCCGGCTTATTGCTGGGGCGTATGCAATAGTTATCCTGCCCGCAGCATTCCCACGGATCAAGATTTTGCCAGTGTTCAACCGTCAATCGTTTCATCGTTTTCCTCCTTCGGCGGTTCAGGAAGCGGCTGCCAATGGGTGACTCGGGGCGTGATTTCCACCTTTTTCTCACAGGAAAGCCAATCAGCCCCATTCCAGAATGCCCCTCTCGTTACCGGTTTTCCGTCAAGCCAATGCTTTGCAGCGACTAAGTAGCAGCCCTTTTCTTCCGGCATTCTCTCACTGCACGGAATCCACCTTGTCCGCTCCAACGCCTCCATTCCCATCCGACAAGCCTCATTCACGGGGTCTATACTTTCGTAATGCTCCCGGTGTTCCGGGTCAAGGATTTCAATTGCTCGGTCAATCGTCATTTGTTTCGTCCTCCAAATCCATTTTGCATCCACACCCCGGGCAGTAGTTGTACCCCAGCAGCTGCACATCCTCGTCAACCTCAAAGCACCATTCTCCGCCGCAGACAGAGCATTGGTTGTTACAAGACTGCTCCAATCATCGTCAGTTCGCAACCACTCCCCATGCCGCACCGGCTCCACATCGGCGGCGGGAACGCTGGCGATTACATCTTGAATGTTTTGCCTCCCAAAGCCCCAATCGCAATATCCGTCTGGGAATCTCTCACACACGTCAGCGTCAGCATTTTCAAAGGCTTCTTTCAGCGCCTCCCGGCTAATGTAATCACTCATTTCAATTCCTCCAAACTAATCTGCCCATCAATGGGCGTATTGTCGGCCTCTTTCCGCTTCCGTTCCGGGACGACTTCTCTCACAAGGGGCTGGCGGCTTATTGCCCGATTGAATGCCCCACAAGCCATCCATCGTCCCGCCCAGTCCGTCGCCTCACTACGGGTAAGCCCGTATACTTTGCATTTGCCAAGCACTTTATCGTGATACTTGCCCTTTATGAAGTTGCTACACTCCCGGCACGTATGCCCATCCAAAACGCCGAAAAACCGGTGCATCAGAGCAAGTTTACGTAAGGCCATTATAGTTCCTCCACTCCGGGCGGATGCTGATAAGTACCGATTTAGCCATTGTCAGCCCTCCGGTTCCAAGCCTCAATTGCCGCGGCTTTGTTCTTACAGCAGCCACTTGAAGCCCCGCATCCTCCAGCAATGGAGTCACAAACAACCTGAAACTGGCTGTTATATAAGTCGTAGTTTTCATCGTATTTGTCCATAAGCTCAATTTCCGCAACACTTCCAACAAAAATCTTTGTTCCCCCACAAAACGGGCATGGCTTCAATTTGGTTTCTTCCATCGTTATCTCCTTCCCGCCCGGGTTGCCCCGGGCTTGTGTTATCCCAACTGTTCATGCATCCTCCAGCTTCATAAAGCATCCCCAAAAGGTCTGTGATTTTTTCCCGCTGTGATGCCCAAACAACGGTTTTTCCCCGATCGCTTTCCACACATCGTTCGCCGGGATCTGCGCCTCGGACCATTTGAATACCAGCACGCCATCTGGTTTTAGAACCCGCATACATTCCCGGAATCCATCGTGCAACATTTTGGGCCAGTTTTCATCTAGTTTCCCGTACTTTTTGCACATCCATGATTTATCACCAATATTTACAAGATGTGGAGGATCGAAAACCACAAGAGCGAATTGGTTATCATCGAACGGCAAATTTGTAAAATCACATATTACATCCGGATTCACAAAACATGTGCGTTCGGATTCACCGCGGTTAAACCAATTCGCCCCACTGTTCCGCCATTGCGGCGGCGATGCCGGGGGAGAATTTGCTCCTGGCCTTGCTTGCGCCGCCCTTTCTGCTCACTCCGGCCTTGTCCCGGTTTCCCTTGTTGCGGCTCGTTCCGCAGGAAACAAGAGGCTTATACTCCGTGAGAACATTAGTTGGAACTAGCGGATTTAAGCCAAACTCCCACAGCAATGTTTTCTTGCTGAACGGGTCGCCGTATTCAAACGGCTGCACAACCTGGGTGTGTTCCGGCATCTCAAACACCTTGCTTGGCACAGGGTTTTCAATGCAGATTTTTCCAACACCAAAGTAGCCGTAAAGGTAGAACACCATGAAAAACAGTTTTGCTTGCAGTCCCTTTGCAAACCGTTCCAAATTAAGAACTCCTTTCTTTGGGTACAGTCGGCAAGCCCCGGCGTTGGAAATAAACGTGCATGGAGGGTGTACAATAACTAAATCCCATCCAAAGCGGGGAATGACATGTACCTGTCCGTCCATGGTGGTCACTTGCCCCCCCTCTAAGGCTTTTAGCGCATCCCCTAAGATGTGCCATTCCGGGTGCCCCCCGCTGGGTTCCTGGATGTCGCAGGAGTAGGCTTCATGCCCACGCTCCCGGAACGCCTTGCAAACAGTTTGCGATTCCTCGCAGGCTATCAGGACTTTCATTTTTCCCCCTTGCTTTCTGCCGGGGCTTTGAGCCATGCCAACCTGCATTCCTCGCATCCCGGCATATTCTCGCAGATATCTTTACGACCCTCGCAAATAAACGTTCCGGTGCTGAGTAACTTTGCCAGCTCCTCGTCCGTCATGTTCCGGATGCGGTCGGCGTTGGTCATCGGCTCATACCTATCTTTCAAGCCTTCATCGTGAATGCAGCCGTCACAAGCCGCCCATCCACCCGGGGCAATTCGGTACTTGCAGCTGGTGCATAGCTCATTTTTCATTTCCCATTTCCTTTCTGTTTTCCTTTATTCCCCCACCGGCTTGAAACAGCCGTACATTTTCGCTTTGCTCACTGAAAATCCTCCATACTTGTCTGCCCCGGTAGCACATCGTACTCCATCCACCAGCGGAACACATCTTCTGCGGTAGTCCAATCTTCGGTAGCCCAAGCCGGTTCCTTGTTCCGCCGTCTGCGTTCCTCCAGCATCCTATCGAACGCACGCAGATAGAGATTTTTGTACTTCGGCCACCGGGTGAACTCGGTTTCCCGGCCTTTTCTGCCAGCCAGGGGGCATCCGATACACCCAACCCGGCATTGCCCCTCGGCGTATAGCGGGTTCATCGGGACTTTCGCATCTTCTAAGAAGCCGTACACATCCTTGTCTGTCCAGTCGATAATCGGGTTTACAACTCGTTTTGCTTTCAGGCGGCAGTTTTCAAAAAGCATTCGCTTTTCGTCATTGTCGTTGGCAAGAATGATATTTTTATCCTTGGTTGCGCCCAGTTTTTCGTAGATTCCACGGTTGTTTTTTCTGGATGCAGATTCAGCCCAGCGAACGCCGGTACAGATAAACCGTCCTGCCCCACCTCTTTCTTTCAGAACGGCGCAGCAGTACCGAACCAGCCGTGTTGGCGGCATAAGCTTTTGAGGGATTAAACTCCACATAGACACACGCTGGCCTTTGTAAGTCGGCATGTTTACGGTGCATTTGTAGCCCTTTTCCTCCAACCGTTTGAACTCACTTCTGACAAACCGCACCGTTTCTGGGGCATCAGCCGTGGTGTGGTTGTGCTGGAACTCGCAGGGGATGCCGGAGCGAACCGCAAGCTCGGTGATAACCCCGGAGTCTTTGCCGCCTGAAATGCAGATCACCAAAGGCTGCTGGTAGGCCGCCAAAGACATTTCAGAGGCGGCTTTCAGACGCTCGATTGCCATCTGCTCCAAGTCATTCATGCTCAAAAACAATCCCCTCTCTCACCAAATCCGGGTGTTCGTACCGGAAAAATTGGCGTTGTTTTTTGTGGCTTTTCCATAGTTTCATGATGTTTTTATTCCAGTTATCGATGAAATACGTTTCCCATGCCTTGCAGCCGTCCCCGTTGGTGGGGCAATCGTCCCGCGTGCAGTTTCTGCAAAATGGGCTCTCGGAATCGATGTACTGGCCGGGGCGTTCCTTTTCCCTGTCTACTTCGTTTTTCATACTCCACCGCCTTCCGGTAGCATTTCAAAGTCCATCTTCCCGGCCAGCTCAGCGATAAAGCTCTTTACCGCTCCGGGGAGCTTCTGGTAATCGTCCTCCCGCTTCTGGCACACTTGGAAGGATCTCTGGAAATTCGATGCAACCACGGACTGCACCGTTTCTGCGTCCATCAGCGCCCATTCCTTGAGCTGGGCGGGGCTTCCCACCGTCCGCTGTACCGCCGGTGGAAGCTTCCGGAACTCGTCATCCGCTCCGTATACGCTGTTTCTCAGTGCGCCCGCAACCAACCCCCAGGCCTCCATCTGCGTCATCTGCTGGGGCGACTGCATCCGATGGAGCATATCTTTCAGCTTCCCGATGGTTGGCATAAATCCGCCGGTGTCCGTGGCTATGTACGCTTTTGCAGCGGCGGCAACGGCCTCAAATGGCTCCTCGGAGAACATATCCGCCCAAAGATTGACTTTCACGTTTGCCGCCTCTTTGGACATTCCCCGGAAAGAATCGGGATAATTTGCCTGTAAAAGCGTGAGAATCTGGTACGCTTCCTGTTTATCCATTTCCAAATTCCTCCCTGTACATCTCCGCCAGACGGTCAACGCCGCTGGTATAGCCGCCCGGCTTCTGGTTTGCCGCAGGTCTAGCCGAATTCTGCTCCCTGGAGAGCCAGGAGTTGACAAAGCGCATGATCCCGGCTTTTGTTTTTCTGTTTTTGGGATTTGCCAAAAGCCAGCCACGCATACTCCGCAACTGCTGGGCTACATCCACGGCGGGATACAGACCGGACAACTCGGCAACCGTCTCCACGGAAATCTCAAAATCCGTTCCGTCAACCAGCGGAAGCACCGCCGCAGGCGGGGGGCTGCTCGGCAGCTCACCGCAAACCACCGAAGGTGGTATATAATTATCCTTTGCCTTTTCCTTTGTCTTTTCCTTTTCCTTTTCCTTTGTCTTGGTATCGTTCGTACACGGTTGTTCGCCATCGTATACGTCCGTATTCCATCGTTTGCGGATGTTATCGGAGTTTTTCTTACACCGGCTGTCGTATGTTGCCTTATCTCGGTCTATCTGTGCTTTCAAAGTTGGAAATACGAATCTTTCATTACCACGGAGTTGCGGTGCTTCGCCCGTCTTGCTGTAGATTAGGCAAGCCGTGAAAAGCCTCCCCCTCTCCGTGTCATTCAGTTCCTCCATACTGTCCAGATAACTGTGATAAGCGCAGAAATATTCAATCGCCATTATCTAATCCTCTTTAATGATGGAGTACCGCGCAAAGCACGTCCGCTCTCCGTACCGATTCTTCCCGGTGACGGTTTCGCTCTTGATGGGTACGCCTTGCGCTTTCAAATCCCAGATCCTTGCACCCAGCCGGTAACAGCCGTACTCGGTAACAGCCTCGGCCTGGGTGATACTTCCATAGTCCTGCAAATGCCGCAGGATACGCTCACACTGTGTCACGGCCTTACCTCCCGTATTTCAACCTGTATGTAATCCTCGTCGTGGAAATTGTGGGAAACGCTTTTCAGCCAGCGCCGGTTATCGTCCTCGATGACACGGCCTTTCATGGCATCCACGATCATCTTTCCCATGATTGCATGGTTGTCGATATCCAGCCGGTCATTCCAGTAGAACGTCACGGCTACAGGCAGTTTAAAGGGTGTTCTGCGAATGCCCTGGGCGTTCATGGCCGCCAATGTAAGCCAGTGCCATAACTCAGCGTCTTTCTTCCGCAATGCCCAGTGCTTCCCGGCGTAGTACGCATTCATGCCGTACTCCTTCGCCCACTTCTTCTTTTCCGCGCCGGTCTTCGGGTAGGCGATTCTGAAAACTTCTTTTGCCACGATTCTCCTCCTTTTGGAGTTGGCGGTTTAACCTCCCCCCCCCAAAGGGAAAGATTGCTTTTTCCGGCCTAGAACGGCAATTGTTCGTCCTCTCCATCCAGCTCCGCGAAGTTCGCCGCAGGGGCGGGAGCCTGATACGCCGGTGTGCTGTATCCGTTGTCAGCCCCAGAGCTGGCCTGAGTGCCGCTTTCCTTGCTGCCGCAGAAATAGATGTTGTTTACAAGAATCTCCGCCTGACGGCGCTTCTGGCCGTTCTTGTCCGTCCAGTCCCGCAACTGTAATCTGCCGGTCGCTACGGCCATCTGGCCTTTATGGAAGTACTTCTCCACCATTTCGGCGGTGCCGCCCCATGCGACACATTCAATAAAGTCAACTTCCTTCTCGCCGGTCTGCTGATTCTTGAAATCCCGGTCACAGGCCAGCGTGAAGCTAGTCACAGCCTTTCCGGAAGCAGTGCGGCGAAGCTCCGGGTCTCGGACGATTCTTCCCTGCACGCTGATTTGGTTAAGCATTTGCGGCCTCCTGAGAAATCACCTCGCCGGTGTCCTGGTCAACGTCGATGTACTCAGTCATGTCCGGGATATCTGTCATGTCGGAGGAAATATCCGTCTTTGTGGTGCCGTCCTGAGCCATACCGCGCACAAAGTCGGATTTCAGCGGGGCGTATTTCAGCACCTTTTTCAGAACGGTTTTCTTTGCCATCTCGTCAAAATTGGTCTGCCACGGGCCATCCCCGAAGCTCTTAGAGAACTTTCTCGCGTGCTCGGTAACTTCCTCGATGCTCATAACCTGAAATCCGTAGCCTCCGTCCTTGGTCTTGAACATGGCGTAGTAGGCAATGGGCTTGCCGCGGTTGCTCTTGGCGGGGACGTGCCGCAGCTTCGGGTCAAGGCCAAGGGCATACTCAAACTCGTCATTTTCGTATACGGTGTGCGCCTGAATGATGGAAACCTCACCGGAACGGTAGGCCATATCAATAAGCCCCTTATAGCCAAGCTGGAATTGGCACTCCATCTGGCCGTGATTGCGGAAGGGAATCAGGTAAGCCTGCCCAAGAGGGGTATTCGGCTCCAAGCCCAACTGCGCGGCGGTCATCATAGCGCCAAGGAAAGACTGAGGGGTGCATTCCTTGAGCTTCGGGTTGGCGCTCAGTGCCGACAGGGTAATGCGGCTGAACCCCTCCGGGGTCATCACGCTGGGCAGTGCCGCCTGAATGGCGGGCTTCATAACCTCAATGTAGTCCTGAATGCTGCTGGGTTTCTTGCTTTTTGCTACCGCCTGTGTGGAAGCGGCGGCGTTCTGAATCATGTTTGCCATTTTTTATTCTTCCTCCTCGATAACTTTCATTTCTTTCTGCTTGTAGCACATGTGCGCCGCGTAGCTGATGGACTGCATGAGGTCAAGCTCCCGCGCCCCGCGGATGCTGCTCCATGCGTGCATGATTTCTTCTCCGTTGAAAAGGACCGCGAACCGTACCTTTTTGGGGTATACGTCCAGTTTTACGGAGTATCCGATGGTTTCACAGCCCGAAACGGCTTCCGCCTCCACTTTTTGAGGGGGGGTAACTGCCTGCTTTTTCAGCAGGTCACCTTCCGATACGCCGAGGAGCACACACAGCCTGCGGAACGCATATTCCGGAATCTGCCCTTTATTGACTGCGTAGCTGAGATAGCTGGGGCAGCGCCCGATTTCCTCGGAGAGAACTGCCAACGTCTTTCCGGAATCATACACGGCTTCTCTTGTGGCGGAAGTGTCGATTTCTACCATATTTGTTTTTCCCATTATTGTTCATCCTTTTTGAACCGGAAAGTTCTGCTTTCCGAAGATTTGAAATAGTCCTGTGGGATTTCTCCGTGGTCTTTCTCCCACTTCTTTCTATCGAACGTGGAGCGTTTCTGCGTCTTCCATGTGACGCTGTAACTCCCGTATCCGCCCCGCTCGGCGGTTCCCATGGTCTCCATGATACGCGCCTGAGCGGTTGCTTTCTTTTCTTCCAGCGCCTTGATCTGTTGGCTGCATTCGTCCATGATCGCCAAATCAACGGCGCAGCCGGTCAAATCCATTTCGGTGTCCGGCTCGCTGGCCGGGAACTCTGCGTTCAGGGCGTCAATGGTGGAATCCATGCCGTCAATGGCCGGGGGCGTTTCGCTCTGTACGTTCTCCCAGAAGCTTTCTTCCGCCATCATCAGAGCGGATATTTCAGCTTCATCCCGCTCGACTGCGAACCACTTAAATTGCTTGTTACCAATGAGTACAGCCAGATAGCAACGCTTTTTCTCTGTTACTGCCAAGTAATGCACCATTTGGGCGTAATAGTTTGACGGATACTCGCCATTTGCGAATTTCCTCATACTCAGGGAATCGCAGGTCTTTATCTCTAATAGCGCATCCTCTCCAACAATCACTCTGTCCACGTTCGCATGGGCCCAAGGGTATTTGCTGTTGTAGATGAAAGCATTCCTGCGCTTGACCCTCTTTCCTGTCTCACTCTCAAATTTTTTTGCAACAAATTCCTCAAGGAAGGCTCCAACCTCCGTCGCCAAATTTCCTTCAAATCCAGGGACTTTCCCTGTTTTTTCCGCCCATAGGGCGTATTGGGAAATATAGGGATTTAGGCCAACTACTGCTGCGGCGTCAGACCCGCCGATTGAATGCTTTCTACGGCGTAGCCATTCTTCATGGGGCATATCAGCCGTCGAAACAAAGGAAATTGTTTCATGCACGCTTTGCACACCTCCTTGTTGAAGACTGCATTTCCGGTGGAATCCATCTGCAATTCTCCGGGCAATAATTCCCGTCTGGGTCAATACGGTCAATTGTCAGGTTTTCTGCATATCCGTGGGAAAAAGCCCATTCTTTGAAAGCATCAAAAGAGCTCTTCCATTCATCACAGACACGGATACCACGGCCTCCATACAAATGGTATCGGTTGTTACACGGAGAGTAGCACCTTGCTTTCATTGCGTGCCATGAGTTGTACACACGATTTTTGTTTGGCACATATGCTCCCTGCGACTTGAATCTAAGGCATCCACAACTTTTTGTGTTGCCAGAAACCAGGTTCCCATTCCTAACTACAACCTCGTTGCCGCAATCGCATTTGCAAAGCCACTGTGTTTGCTTGTTTTCTTTCCTTGAGCAACGGCTGTATAGGCTTACAACCGTCAAGCCTCCAAACCTTTGCCCTGTGCGGTCAATAAAGTTAGGCATATCACTCCACCTCCGCTTCCTCGTTGAACTCCGTCATGGAATCGATGCAATCCAGGCAGTAGAACTCATCATGCGCCGGGATATATACCAGTTTGCTGTCTGTGATGGGACGTCCGCACCTGGCACACTTCGGGAGTACCGATTCCCGAAAGTCGGCATCCGCCGCCAACTGTTCAGCCTGCCGCCACGGCTCCATGCTATCAAAAACGTCCATTGACTTTCCTTTCCCAGTTTGATATGATATACTGTAAGTGGTAGAGATTTTTATATCGCTTGCCGTCCCCGGTGCTGGAACATCGGGGGCGGCTTTTTATTAAAGAACAACCACGACGTGCCCGCTCTGAATTTCGGATTCCAGTGCCTTTTCCAAGTATTTCTTTACCGTATTCCGGGCGGAAAGCTTCCACATGCCACCGTCTGCTTCAATGAAAGAAATGTTTCTTTCATTGATACGAATGAGAAATTGAGATTCCGGCTGCTCAACCTCCTGGAACGTGCGGTAAGGCCGTAGCTTGATAATGGGTCGGATGGACGCATTGGATTGAAGGTCGATGCCCTTCTTGGTGACAACGCTGGTAGCAATGCCATTGTCGTTGTACGTGACTTTGCTCCCAGTGGTGATATCGGATAGCAGTTTCAAGGCATACTCCGTATCCGCCGTGGGCTGGAATCTTGTGCGCAGAGCGATCAATGCCTCTTCAAACGGCAAGGATACCTTCTCATTCCAGCCGGGAACATCGGTCGCATTGGCAGTATACGGGTACTCGCGGTTGTTACGCAGCTCCGCAGATGGGTGTGTGAAGCACTTTACCGTTTTGTGATCGGGAATCGTGATATAAACGGTGCTGTACCTCTGTACCGCCTCCGTTTTTACAAACGCTACCATGGCGTCGAGGCTGGAAAGCTGGATATTATCTACAATTTCCAGATCAGGCTTCACCTCGGCATAGCTGCCTTCTGCGTCCGCAATAAAATCATGGCTTCCGGACGTGAACAGGTGCGGCGCACATAGTTCCTGAATTTTTTCGATTGCTTCTTTCAACATTGTTTTTTCCTCCTATCAGGCCATTTTGATTATTTTAAGAGACGCGGGGGCTTCCTGCTCTTCTCCGTCCATGGACATCTGCCCTGGAACCTGGGGCACCATTTCGACAACCTGACACTCCCCAGTGCTGTCATCCCCAGCAACCCAAAGGGTTGTTCTCGCGGGCGTAGTAGGCGCAAGTGCTGATTTTACCGCAACGCTGACACCGATGTTCTGCCGATCATCGTCCGGTGTAAACTCGATTGTGAGCGTCAGCTTTCGTTTCTGCGTCGGTTTGGTGTTGGGGTCAAGGATATTATCAATGACTTTCGCCATCTCCAAATCCACGCGCTCCTGAAACGCGCCCCTTGCCATCTGCAAAATTGATTTTTGGTCGTACATTAGAAATCCTCCTGTTTTTAAGATGTGTATCCATTTATCGCCCTCTGATGCACCGTCCGATACCGGCGCCCATCAGGATGGCGCACACCCACATTGCGGGAACTGCCGCCTTGTCTGCCAGCAAACCGGCCTGCTGCCACCAGAAAAGCACCAGATTCAGCCCCGCATAGGGGCAAACCCGGAAAACACATTCCCTGATACTGAACGGCTTCCGGTTCTCCGGCACCGGCTCCCACCGGGCATCCACGGGCTTGTTCCTGCTTGCCATATCCTCACCTCCTGTCGTGGTTTTTATGGACTACGTCGAAAAGCTCCGCGTTCTCATCGTCAAACGCCTTGCTTCCCTTCGATTCCATCAAAAGGGATTCCCGCAGATGCTCATTTTCCCGGCGCAACCGGCGGTTCATTTCCGCCATGGTGCGAAGCTGGGTCGTTTCGTTGGGTGTCATTTGGCGTTCTCCTTATAGGGCTTGACGTCGTAATCACAAACCCACTGACCCAGGCCACGGCAATTTTCGTAACGTTTACCTTGCTCGCAAATACGAATAAGTCTGACGGTTTCGCCGATGCTAAACCCGTGGTAGTGAGATTTCCTTACAATCTTGAACTTGTCCCCAACCTTGGGCGTGTACTTTTCCGGCTTGTCCTCCTTGCGCTTCTTCTCGAACAGCCGCTCAACGGCGATCCTCGCGCCCTCCGCGCGGCTGTAGGTATCCTCCGGATTGCACCGGGCTTCTGCGGTCTTCACGTCCCGTCCTCCACGTTTCAGCGTGGCCGTGGTAATCATCCCGTCAAAGCGGAGTTCCACGGTGCAGGGTTCCCGCTCAGGCTCTGCAAGGCCAGCGATCATGTATTCGTACCAGCACCAATGCCCAAGAAAATCGTCGCGATCCTCCTCCATGCAATAGTAAACTCCTTCACCGTTGATTCCGGATTTTATGATCGTCATGGTCTTTCCCAGATGCTTGTCCATATAAGGGTTCCAGCACCGCTGCGGCCTCTTGCTCACAATCCGCACCTTATCCCCAACTTTGTATTTTGCCATAAATAACTCCTTTCAAAAGTTCGGCGCTCTGCCGTATGTCTCGCGGTAAATCCGCTCGTAGATGTCCGGTTGCTCTTTCATGAACGCTCTGACCCGTTTTCCAAGCTCCCGGATCGCGTTTGACCGAAGCAGCTCTGCTCGTACAGCTTGCAAATCTGCTCCGCTCTGGCCAGAAACTCGTCCGTCTTCGGTGTCATGCACCGAACTGCCAGCGCGTCGCACAGGGATGTCGCGGAGATGATGAAGCCCTCGTTCCGAAGCTGCTGAATCAGCCAGTTGTTCCGAAGATTGTAGGTGTTCAGCGTCTTCCGGATATACTTTGCCAGTTTCTCCCGCTCCCCGTAAGACTGCGGGAGGTTCAGTTTTGCCATCCATTTGTCCCTCCTCCTTAAGTAAAAAAATGTTTGTTTGGTTGACTGCGGCGGAAAGGTTCGCTATAATGCCCATAGCCCGTTGCGGCAAATAAAGAGTGAGGAGGTACTTTATGTCCAACAAACTTTTGTTACCGCCACTACCGAACCACGAAGGTGGCGTGATGCGTTAGGGCGAGGGGCAGAACCGAAACTGCCAAAGTGAAACGGTGCGTTAAGGACGCAGGTTTGGTCTGCTGTTGAAAGTAAAGCGGGAATCTAGGGTTTCTCGCCGTTTAGGAATACGGACTTCCAACGCAGCGCATTTCGGCAAATAAATTTGGGGGAAATTCACTCGTGACCAAACCACGGGTGAATTTTTCTTTCCGCCGCAGCCAATTTCTTTGAACATTTTTTCCACAAAAGACTTGAAAATCTGAGTAGCGCATGGTATACTGAATTTGCCGAAACAATAAACCATCCGCTACTCGCCGGAGTTTGAATTTCCGAAAACTCGGATTTCATACCCCGTGATTTTCTGCACCCTTTTTGGAACCGGTGTTCATGAACGTATTATAGTTCATTCTGTTCACCGTGTCAACATGAAAAACGGCATTTTGTTCATTTTGTAAGAATGAACAAAATGAACGGAGGGAAATTGTATATGTTTATTGACAAATTCATGTATCTTTGCAAACAGAAGGGCGTGAGGCCGTCCATTGCATTGGATAACATCGGAATGGCGCGTTCAAATTTGTCTAAATGGAAAAAATGGAAAGCTGATGGCCTTAAAGGAAAGACCCCGTTTGATTCCAGCCTCCTAAGCATTGCTGAGTATTTTGACGTTCCGGTGGAATACTTCTCCGAAGAAGCCCCGGAAACAGAAAAAGCCCCGGCTCCCAGCAAGGGAACCGAGGTTTTCATGAAGATGTATGATATGCTCACGCCCGATAGGCAGGCGCGTCTTTATGAAGCTCTGTCTGATCTTGTAAAAGAGCAGATGCAAGAGCGATGATCTTTTCCTTGTCCTCTTCACTAAGCTGTTCAAACATCTTCAAAGCTTCCTCCCGCATGTTGTTTCTCTCCTTTACTTTTTATCATTATCGAACGCCTGTTCGGCTTACGCGCTGGTTATAACATACTATCTGTCCAATAAACCGGACTAAATATGGGTTCTGAAAAAATTTTTTGAATCGCCCCGCCACCCGTGCCACAAGGTGACGGGGCTCGCCGCCGGAATGGTGTGTCCCTTACCTTTGGCTAGTATGATAATACTGTTTAGCCGTTGGTGACGTAAAGGTGCATCCGGGTAATTCAGTCGTTTTCAGCGTAATTCGTAGGATTTTTTCGGAAAGGGCGAGCAGAAAATGGAAAAACGGAAAATAATACAACAAATATCGACAATTTGTGATAATCTGCCCACAAAGATGAAATGGGCAAAGGAGGAACAGCACAAAACCAATCAGCAGATTATCGACAGCACAGGGCTAAGTGAATCCATGGTTAAAAAGTTCTTCTCCGGCCACCTGGCGGGTCCAAGTATCTATGACGTGACCGCCATTGCCATTGACCTTGGTCTGTCCCTGGATGAGCTGATGGAGCTGTCCCCGCCGAAGCAAGACCAGAGTGTGGAAATCGAACGGCTGAAAACCGAAATTTCACACAAGGAAGAACTTATCTCGGAAAAAGATAACGCCATCTCCCGGCTGGAAGAGCGCAGCCACATGATGGATAAAGAAATATCCGCCGTCCGGCATAACTGGAAGCATGTGACTTATGGAGCCGCGGGGCTTGCGGTTCTGTTCGGCATCTTCCTTATGGTATATGTCTTTCTGGATATGCAAAACCCGAATCTTGGCCTGTTCCAGTCCGGCCACGCCTCGCCGATCGTTTATGTCGCGGCCTTTTCCATTATCGGAACATGCCTGTATATCGTCCGAACTGTGATAAAGCGAAACGCAAAAAGGAGTAAACACGATGCAAACAATACCAATTGATCTATCGGCTCTTACGCCGGAGGAAAGACAGCAGTTTGCAGATAACCCCTCCGTTCTTTCCTCGGACTGCGAGGCGGTCTGCTGCCTGTATATGCGCTACAGTTCCGACCGGCAGACAGAGCAGTCCATCGAAGGGCAGCTACGGGAGCTGATAGCCTATTGCAAGCACCACAGTTACCGTGTTTCCGCCATTTATGTTGACCGGGCGATTTCCGCCCACGCAAGCATGGACAAGCGGCCAGCGTTCCAGCAGATGCTTGCTGACAGCGCCAGATCGTCATGGAAAACCGTTTTGGTTTACAAGCTGGACAGATTTGCCCGAAACAGGGAAGACAGCGCCATTGCCCGTATGCGGCTCAGGAAGAACGGCTGTAACGTGGAATCCGCGAAAGAGGGCATTTCCAAGAACCCGGAGGGTGTGATTCTGGAAGCCCTGCTGGAAGGTATGGCAGAGTATTATTCTCTGGAGCTGTCCCAGAAAATAACCCGGGGGATGCGGGAATCTGCCATTAAGGGAAATTGTTTGGGCGGTCAAATCCCACTGGGATATAAAATTGAAAATAAAAAGTACGTCATTGACCCCCTGACAGCCCCATTGGTGAAGGAAGCGTTTTCCCGATACGGTGACGGGGAAACAGCCGCCTCGATCTGCGCAGACTTCAACGCCAGGGGTTACAGGACAGCAAGCGGCGCAGAATTCAACAAGAGCAGCTTCAAAAATATTTTCCGGAACGAGAAATATATAGGCGTATATAAGTACAAGGAAATGCGGCGGGAGGGCATCATCCCGCGAATTATTGCCGACGATGCGTGGATTGCTGTTCAATCCCGCTTGAAGGTTAACGAAGCTGCCCCTGCCCGCGGAAAAGCAAAGATGCCGTATCTTCTTGCCGGAAAGCTTTTCTGCGGTCACTGCGGCGCGCCAATGACAGGCGAGTGCGGACGCGGAAAATCCGGGAAAATGTACAATTATTACTCCTGCGCGACCCGCAAGCATCATAACAGCTGTGAAAAAAAGCCAGTCCCGAAGGACTGGCTGGAAGATGTTGTAGCTCAGGACGCTCTTGACGTACTGACAGACGAAATTATCGAATTTGTGGCAGAAGTAGCCGCCCAGCAGTCAGAGGAAGACATTCAGAAGAATACACAGATTCCGGTCATACGAAAAAAGATTTCTGAAATTGAAAATAAAATCCGCAATCTGACGAAAGCGCTTGAATGTGCTTCCGTTGCGCCGGACGCTATTGTGGAAAGGCTTTCCGAATTGGAAGCCCAGAAAAAGGGGCTGTCTACACAACTATCCGATGAAGAGCGCGGCGTGATTCCGCTCACAAAGGAATCTGTCGTGGTTTATCTGAAAGCGGTAAGAGAAAAGGCGGTTCCACTGGAAACCCAGAAAGCTATGCTTATTGAAATGCTTGTAAATTCCGTCACCGTTTACGATGATGAGCCGGGATTCCTGAAACTCGTGTACGCCTACCGCCTGACGCAAATTCCCACGAGGACATATCGCGTGCCAATTCCCGCAAAAGTACCGTGTTCGGATTTTAGGACGCAACCTGCTCCATTGGACGCAAATCCGAACACAATTACCGTTGTGGGAATGGTTTTCATCCAAACCAGAAGACACGCCCTGCCTTGATTGGCAGGGCGTGTTTCTTTATTTTTTATACATACCCTGCACCACTCCGACGTTCTCCGCCCGCTCAATATCTCGCTTGTGCAGGTACTCATAGACGGCCATCATGGCCGCAGGCGGTTCGCCCTTCTGCTTGCGGTATTCCTCAATGTGGGAAACAACGGCCTTGTGCAGGGCGTTCATGTGGTTCATTTCCTCCCCGCTCAGCCTGTAAAACAGGTCTGCCAGTTCCGGGTCGTCGTGCTTGTATTCCACGGCCAGCTCTGCGTAGGTGTGCGCGTCCTCCAGCTCATCCTCAATGTGCTCCATCAGCAGTTTGATTTCTTTCATCTGATGCCCTCCTGAATGTACGCATACAGCGTATCAATATCTTGCTTTCCCAGCTTGAGCGTAAGCCCGATTCCGGGGATTTTCACGGGAAGCGCCTCTGCCCCCATGTATGGCTTTGCGGCGTTATACAGGGCGTCAACATCCACCGTGCCATGCTCCATATCGTAAACGCCCAGCGCCTTTACCATGGGATGATCTGCGTACTGGGCAATAATCTTCGGGAAATTTGCGGTAAGCAGCCCCCCAGCCCCGGCCACCAGAACTCTGTCCCAGCCGGAAAGACTTGGAGCAATGCTTCTGTCAATGAATCTTGCAAGCCCTGCCTGCACGTTTTCCATAGGAATCATAAATTACCTCCTTGAAAGTATGGGGCGGCGGCTGCCGCCCCAATTGTTGGGAATCAACCGTTGCAGCACCCGCCGCACTTGGGCAGGGGGTTGTACAGCGTCTGTGCCGTGGTGCCGGTTCCGGTGGTCACGTCGGCAACCTGCTTCGGATAGAAGGTCGCGTTGGCGTAAGTCACGATGGAATTGTCAGCGCAGCAACGCCGCTCTGCCTCGATCTTGATGTCCTTGGACAGCTCAGCCCGAACGCATTCCACGTCCTGACGAACCAGCGCGAAGCTGTCCTCAGTGCGCTGATTGTGTACGGCCTGATCGCACAGGGTCTTGCGAATGTCCTTGAGCTGTCCGTCAATGTAAGCGTACAGCTCAATGGATTTCTGGTCGTTGTAGGCGTTTGCCTTCAACAGCGCGATTTCGGAATCCTTGGCGGCGAGCTGCTGCTCACGATCCAGTTCATACCGGCTCACGGGCATGTTCTCGCTGCACCCGCCCCAGCCATAGCCATAGGGCATGGCGGGCATAACTGGAGCGGTGGGAACAGAATTGCGGTTGCCGAGAGCCAGAGCGCCCAGACCGCCCGCAGCATTCATCACGCCCAGCGCCAGACCGGCAATACCCGTGCCAAGACCGGCACCGGCTACGCCTTTGCTTGCATAATCCTTTTCTACTTCCATAGTTTAGAAGTCCTCCTTCAAAATATTAGGAGGTGGCCACCTTCTGTCATTATAATAACAAAAAACCAGGCGAACGAATCATCATCGTTTCGCCTGGTTTTCGTCAGAAAATCGTCAATTTGTGGTCAAATAACTAGGTCATCCGGGAGTGTGGCACTGTACCCCTTGACTGCATCATATTTCTGCTGCAATCTTCGGACAACCCTGGTTATCGTGGCTTGGGACACATGGAGATTTTGTGATTGCCATATCTGGCTTTTCCCGGCGGCACGGGTGGTTAGGACATCCATTTCCAGTGGCGTTAGATACGCCAGCCTGTCAAATTCTTTCACAACCACCCGGTTTATCCGGGATTTATCCATTTATGGAATCAGTCCTCCTTGGGGGAACTGTAAGTTCTTGCCTGTTTGCTGTCAGCGATACCGGCGGTGGTAGGATCATTGACCACACCCAGAATCACCAGCAGGGCAAACACGGCGTTCACCACGGCCAGCAGCTTGTCGCCAATCTCGCCCAAGTCCAGCGTAAAGCCGAACAGGGCGGCTACTGTTTGCACCAGCAGAAGCAGCGCGGGAATCGCGGCCAGCCAGAAGTTTTTGTTTTTGACACGTACAATCCAGTTAATCATTTTGTTTTCCTCCTTTAATTATGCAGCGGAAGTTTCCGCACTTCCTCCATTACACGTTTCGCAGAGCCGTTGCCTCCGGCTTCTGCATATGGCGCATAAAGATAATCGTTCAGGTTCTCGTACTCATCACTGGTGATATACCCGCGCTCCACGTACTTCATTCCGAGAAATACGATCCTATCATGCGCGATTCCCACCAGCAGGCGAGTGCTTGCGCTTTTCTTTGTCCGGCGGGCATCCAGATAGCTCCAGAAGCCCGCCGACCCGATCAGCGTGATTAGAATCGTAACGGCAGTTTTTACCAATTCGTGCATCTCGTTCCTTCTTTCTTATCCATTCCACCGGGCATAGCCGGGACGGGTGTCCACATGAATGCCCCAGCTGTACAGCCCAATGCCGCCAGTGCGCCCCATGACATCCTCCGCCACGGCTTTCATCTGCGCCGGACTTACAGCACTGTGCAGATCAGCGGCAAGCCCAAACAGATGCTGAGAGTTAGCCACGCCGCCAACCTCGGCATTGTGAGCCGCACACCGGACGCCGGAACCACCGCCGTCCACAATGGAAATCGGGATGCCCAGCCGGTGCCGGATTTCATCTACAGCACGCACCATGGATTCTTGCGGCTCCACCGGGAACCCACCGCAGCGGCCGCAGGGGCATCGAAATTCCTTCCGGGTGAAATACTTGATATCGTCCCAGAACGTCCCGGTTTTCGGCGCGTCGCTGTTCTCCGGCTTCTCCACCTTTACCGCCGTCCCGGCGATCGCGCCGATCAGCATTTTCTGGGTAGCCGCACCCGGAATCCCATCCACGGTAAGCCCGTAGTCGGCCTGAAACGTCCGGATTGCCCCTTGGGTATTCCTGCCCTCGATGCCGTCAATTGCGCCTGTAGAATAGCCCAGATAGGCCAGAAGGCACTGAATTTGCTTTACCGTCATACGTTCACCTCTTCCCAGCCCTTGGGGTATGCGGACGGCGACCATACATTATTGCCCATCGTTGAACGGTATACTTTACCGCCTTCCGTGCAGCAGTCGCCCTTATTATAGGGGCTAGTAGATATAGCGACGAATGGCAACGCTTTTGCTGGGTCGGTGCTCCACGCAAACCCCCACTGCGCTGGAAGTTCCTCTGGCTCCTTAGTGTAGATAGTGCTGTCGTAGGGCTGCACAAGCCGCACCACACGGCCAGCAGACGATTGACACACAAACCCAATCTTGCGCTCCAGCATGTTTTTGTTTGCAACAGCAGCTTTGAAACTGGGGATGTTGCTATCCATCGCATTTAGTTCGGTGCCTGTCATGTCTGGGGCTTTTTCTTGTAGGGCAAGCGCGTTCGCCCGTCCCTGAGCATACATGATGCTTTTTCTTTCCTCCTGGGTCACAGACTATCAACCCCTTTCTTATAAGCTTCATCCAGCTCTTTCAGCTGTTCCTCACCACCGCTGGCTTTTATCTCCCTGATTTTTTCAAGGATAGCGTTTTTACGCTCTTCGATGGTCATCATGCGTTATTCACCCCCAGAGCAGTTTCAATTTCAATCAGCGCAGATTCATATTCGGTATTCTGAGCAACAACCGTCTGATACTGCTCCCGCTCATACTCCCGTTGGGCGGCGTCCAGCTCCGCCCACGGCTTCCACGGGGCAATCATTTCGCCAGTGAATATCACGCCGTCAGCACGTGTCCACGTCTGCCCACTGGGGATAAAGCGGTATCCCTCGATGTAGGTATCGCATTTGCCATCGAAAGCGTCTGTATCAACTTGCATCCGTCCATCGGCGGCAGAAGTGTGGCACTTAAAATCAGAATCAATGTAAATCACTACTTCTCCCCCCAAACTTCGCTTATTGTAAGCGTTGTTTTAACATAGTCGCGAGTGGTTATCCACACTCCAACGCATCCGGCGTTCATGGATGATACGTCAACGGAGAACAACCCTGTTTTTGTTATGCTCAGCGAAACCGGGAAACTCGGAACCTGTTCATTTGGAAACTTGGATGCGACGCAGAGCCGGAACGAGAACTGATTGCTGCCGCTCGATGTTTTCCCTATTCCCGTTATTCGGAATTTCAGTGTCGAAATTTCGGACAGGTCTATCACGGAATTTGTGAATACGTGGCCGTATCCAACGGAGCCGCCGAAAACTTCGGTAGATATCTGCATACTACTTTCGTTAAATGTGACAACCTTTGAAAAGTCATTTCCACCCCACACAGGCGAAGACCACCCGCCAGACACTGTATCGCAGGTATCTCCGTCCTTGTATAGCCACAGGGCGTAGCTAAGCACAGCACTCACGCTCTGGCCGTCCGTGGTAATCGTCACAGCCTCCGACGCGCTTTCTGTGCCGTCCGTGCAGGATAGTGTCCACGTGCCCGCATTGGGTACCACACACGCCCATGTACCGCTGGTATCGGGAGCGGCGAAAGTCGTTGTACCATCCGTACAGGTACAAGTAGAACCGGCGGGATAGGTGATGTTGATGGTGGCTGCAAAAAATGCAATCACGGTTGAATAATCGGTTGTGACCACAACATTCTTTTGGGCGGTCTTGCCGTCACCGGTGATGGTAACCGTCCACGTCCCGCTTGCAAGACCCTTGAACACCACCACGCCACTCGTTCCGGAGTTCTTGGTCTTTGTCTTGCCGTCCTTGGAAACAGTCACAGTGACGTTCGCCGGGGCTGTAACGGTAAGGGTGCCGCCTGTGCCGCCGCCGCTGGCTCCAAATCCATATAAAGGCACTGCAATGCTCATACGTACACCTCCACCGTGATGGGGATGTCCACCGTGGGCTTGTCCTCAAGGCAGGTAAACGTCAGCGTACTGCCTGACCGGGAAGCGAAACTCACCATACCGCACGCCTCTTTCAGCGCAAGATTGGTGGCCGTGTTGCTCCCGTATACTGGATAAGCCATCGCACGCTTTGTATCCGTCAGCCCGGAGACCGTAACAGACTGGGTATACGGGGCGCTGGCAGACCAACCGGCAGCAGTTAACGTTGCGGTCTTTACAATCGTTTTGGCATTACTTAACGCCGTATCCACGTACCCCTTGGTTGCAGCATCAGCGCTGTCCGTGGGCGCACCTAATACTTTGATTTGGTGGGAGTTCATGACAATATTTCCAGTCATTAAACCGCCAGCACTAGGCAACGCCCCAACATTTTCAGCTTCTAGCTCAACGTTGCCATTGGAGTTAGGTTCTTTGCCGCACACTTTGGATACAGCACCGGTGCCATCCAAGCCCATACGGGAGACGGAGTAGGCATAAATCGGGGTTCCGGAATTGAACGTCATTGCAACTCGCGTCCACAGGTAAGCGCCCTGTGCTACCGTGGGAATGCTGCCTTGCCAGTTTCCGGACGGTATAACATTCCCGGATGTGCTGGCTTGATATGTTACGGACTGACTGGTCAACAGAGCCGGGTTCCCGATGTCACCCTTTTCGCCCTTGATCTCAAACCACTGATACTTCGTCCAGTCCGTTGGGGCAGTTGCGGAATTGCCGCTGTATACGCCCATCCAATTGTCAGGGAGAACACCGAAGCTATGAGAAGCTGCCGTGGGCTTCTGCGCCGCGTACCGAATCCAGACGTATGCGTTGTCGCCTTTGTCACCTTTCGCGCCGTTCGTGATGGTAAACGTGCTAGTGGTATTATCGTTATAGGTAATACGGTACGTGTCTACCAGCCCGCTGGCGGAGACTTTGGCAATGGTTGAAATGCTCCGACCGTTTTTTACGGTGAAGTCAAAGGTAGTGGTGTCCGCCATGGTGATACGGTATGTATCCGTAAGGCCGCTGGTGGAATGCTTCACGATGCTGCTGATGCCGCCATGGCCGTCAGCGGCTGCGGTCAGCCAGTTCAGCAGAATTTGTCCCGTCAGCTTCTTTGCCGCGCTGTCCTGTTCCAGGACGAAAAGGTCAGCGGCTTTTATCTGTTCTGCTGCAATCAGCTCGGATATTGCTTTATCTGCCATCTGCTTCCTCCTGTTCAGTCTCCTTGTCAGGGGCAGGAGGCGCAGACAGCACCTGCACCACTTCTTCAATGGCCTGCATACTGCCTAGCATCCTGTCCAAGTTCTCCCGTCCTGCGACCTGAACGCCCTCAAGAGTGTTCAGGACTGCCCTAAGTTTCATTACAGGGTTCATTTTTACTCCTTTCCCAGCACCACACGCACCGCGCCGTTTTCCGGTACGATAGCGATTAGCTTCGTATATTGGGCGGCGTACTGCCCCTCGAACCACATTTGCACGGTTTCCTGTGGCTCAGCAAATACAGTTGCCACTGTCGGCAGCGACGTATTCAGCACCCGCAGATTGATTTGCCTCGCCTGAGGAAAGGGGTTGAAATAATCGCAGTCGAATTCTTTGCCTGTTGCGGTTTTCAGTTTTTCCATAGAAACCTCCTAGTATAATCGGTCATATCAAATCCATGTTAGGTATTGTAGAGATATTGTTCCGCCGTTTCCATCCCTAAACGATGTAGAAGCTACAGCTATCGTATGGCCTCCAATTATCAGTCCTCTGTCTTCAGTTGATACACTGGGTGCTGTATTCCACCCATTGAACACACCATTTGCGAAATCCGCATATCCAAGCGAGGTATTGATACCGCCAGTGGTGTTAGTCGTGCTTACAGTGCTGGCCGCAATCTCAAGGCCGGAGACACTGCGAGATTCTAGCCCCTCGCCGTTGAAATAGCCATCGTTGCCACCGTAGTCAATCATACCAGCGCTGACGCTTCCCCGGAAATAGCCATTCTCCGCATACAGATTCCCGGTCGGCGTAATTTGCACGCCGTTAGCCTCAGAGCCGCACTGAATGCCGTTGACCCCAATGTAAATACCCCGGCTGTTGGTGCCGTTCCAGACCTGATTGTTATAGCTTAGGTAGTCGGATTGGATATCAAGACCGCCGATTTTGCCGCTTAAGGCGATGAACTTTCCACGGACTTCTGCGCCGGATTTGGTGATTCGGAACACCGTGGTATTGTTGGCCTTGACCGTCCAGGAATCATTAAGCAGCTCCCAACCGAAGGACGAGCTGCTGCCGCCGGTTTTGGTCACCCGTGCGGAGATCTGGTCACTCTGAATGTCCAGCCGCGAGGTGAGTTCATCTCCCTGTTCGATACGGGCAGAGACTTCGGCGGAAATCTGGTCGGCCTGAATTTTCAGTTGCGCCCGGGTTTCTATAAACTGACGTTCTACCTTACGTGTTTCGTGGGATTTATAGGGAACGGATTCGTCGATTTCCTCAGAGCCGGGGGCGGAAACATCCGCGCGTATCATTTTCCCGTAGGACTTTGACACGCTGTAAATGCCGCCATAGGTTCCATCAACCTGAACCGCGTCTCCAATCTCCGCCGCCGGGTCTAAGATTGCGCCTGTAGCCGTATATGTTTGGTAGGAATAGCCGTTGATTCTGGCCAACATATCGTTTGCCATTTTCTGAGTTCCGAAAGGGTTTTCGGAGATCAGTTCCTTGCCGCTGTCTGTACCCGCCGTATACTCCACGCCGTCAGCAACCTTCAACGTGACGCGGCTGTACGCGCTGAGTGGGTCTGATATTTTCAGGCTGTCGGCGGCAGACCCGATGATGAACTTATCAAACAAGGATTCTGACACCTCCAAACGTGATCGCTCTGTTATCGCTTCCGCCAACAATCAGATAGTTGGTTTCCTTCGGAAGCCCCGTGAGCGTGACCAGCATCAATTCTCCGGTGGCCGTCATAGCCCAGGAGCCGGTGTACATTGCGCCGATGTAGCCAATGACCTCGCGGCAGCTGTACCCGGCAGGGTACGGGATTTCGTAGCCAGAGGTGACGATTTGATATACCCGGCTATCCAGCGAGATGCCGACTGCATCGGAAATCTCTTTCAGAACTTCAATGTCACTTGCAGGCCAGTTAAGGGAGGATTCTGCCGGATAGTCTACTTCCAAAAGAAGCATTCCGTCGTATCCGTGGAGCGTTAGTTTTGTCCGGTCGCCGATCTCTCCTTCGCTCCGCTTGTCAATGTAATACTTTCCTTGTGGCAGCCATTCAGAGGTGGCATTCTTATTTGCAGCTCTGATATATGGCCGAAGAAGCGCACGTTTGGGGATATCACCATAGGGATGAATCATTTCAACGTTAATCTCACCGGCGCAGGTTTTTCCAACGTCAGGAGAATCGGAAAGAAGCGGTTGCTTCTGCTCCATGGATATCAGCAGTTCTTCACCGTAGCCGGTTTCGGCGCCACCGCTATCTACCAGAATGCGCACTCCGCCGAACGTGATTGCGCTTCCGCTTTTGTCAATTAGCTTTCCGGTATCACCGATGCAGAGGCGGTTTTCAAACCAGTGGTTGCCAGCTACAATGTCCCGGTATTCCTGTGATACGTTCTGCATAAGCGCCCGTCACCTCTCAATCAGGGGAAAGGTAATGCCGCTCCACCAATCGTCTTCCGGCTTCTCTATCAGGAAAGACGCAGGGTTATTGTTGGAGTACATGGTCACATTGTTGCGGTACCCGCTCATAGGGTCGTAGTAGTCCACGGTCACATATTCCGGGAGAATGGTATGCAACACGGTCATAGCTTCCTCAGCCTTTAGCGGGCGGCAGGTGATGTCCAGACGGATTTTGGTTGTCACCCGGCCACGCTGCATTGTTCCGTCCATTGTGCGCCCGGAATTAGGTGCATCAATGTCGTTGCGCTGCCACTTTACGCCCTGTTTGGCGATGAACGGCATGAAGTCCACGCCGTTTATCTTGAGCATCATCTTCATGCCGTTTTCACTCCTTCCGTTTATCCATACATTCTTGCGTTCCTGCGCTGAGCATCCCGGACAGCCCGGTCGAAGTCATATCCACCGCCACCTCCGTTGTCCTGATTGCGCATTTCCGCGATAATCTGCTGAGCGACAGCATACAGGGCGTTGATGAGGTCTTCGTTTCCTTCACGGGTAGCCGTTGCGATACCCTCAACAATCTGGTCATTGTTGGCAACAGCCGTTCTTCTGCCAATAGAGCCAACCATTTCTGCGCCCGCTTCACGGGCTATAAAGAGTTGACCTTGGTCTACAAAACCGCCGTCGGCAAGCATCGGAATTTGAGGAACGCTGATTTCCCGGAGACCGGAGAACGGGGTAAATCCTGCAATGCTGAATCCTCGGATACTGCGGAGAATGCTGTTGATTCCGCCGAATGCGTAGCTGATTGCCGAGTTAAGTCCGGAAAGAACGCCGTTTATGATTCCTTTGAAAAATCCGACTACTTTCCCAAATATAACCGTTATATCTGTCCACAAATCCGTGAAAAATCCAACAATCGGGCGAATGACGTTTGCGTCAAACCAGGCTGCAATTCCAGAGAAAACAGTGCTGATTTTATTCCACGATTTTATGGCCCAGGAAGATATGCCATCCCAAAGGCCGGAGAAGAACGAGGCGACAGGCTGGATAACATTTGTGTCAAACCAGTCAGAAACAATTCCCCATATAATCTTGATGGTTTCCCACGTGCCACTTGCAAGCACTCCGATGTCGTAAAAAACATCCTCGAATGTCTGGCTCACGCTACCCCACAAATCAGAGAACCACGAGATGGCAGGAGAGAACGTATCGACAATTCCATCCCAAAGTCCGGAGAAGAATCCGGATATTGGTTGCACAACGTTTATATTGAACCATTCCGCAGCAGGTGCAAAGAATGCGCAGATTTCATCCCACTTCTGGTAAATCAGAATACCAAGGTCTGTCAGTGCGCCTACTGCTAGGCCAACGAGTGCGCCGATAGCTGCACCAACAGGGCCACCGACAGAGCCTATCGCCGTACCAATGATTGCGCCAATTCCCGTAGCAGCTAATGTAGACCCCGCTGGAATCAATAAGCCGTTTAGGGTATTCAGCCCATTCATGATCGCGTCGTATACGCCGGTAACGAACATTGGGATTCCAGCAACAATTCCACCGATGGCTGCCCCGATAAGTCCCGTGCTTATCGTTCCGCCGCCCGCAGTAATCGCCTTGGCTACAGCGCTTCCTTTGAACGCCTTGAAAATTAGCTGCCCAATTCCTTTTCCGATAACCCCAGCGCCTACAGTTCCACCTAAACCACTCAGAATGATCTCCCCGAAATTGAAGCTATTAAGTTTATCTTCGATGGCGTCTTTAATGGCTCTAAACTCGATTGAAAAACTGGCGGCTGTCAGAATCACGCCTGCGGCAATCGTAAGTGGGATGGAAAGGCCGTTTTTGCCAAGCGTTTTTAGCGCCATAATTCCGTTCAGGAAATCGTTTGACAACTTCCATGCAAGTAGCGCAATTCCGATTGTGGCAATAAGCTCCAGGATCTCTTTCAGATTGTCCTTAACAAAGGAAACAAGCGGCTCCAGTTTCTTTTTCCACTCGTCAATCTGCGTGGTTACTGCATTTTTCAGGAAATCATACCCCGGCAAGTTTAAGCCAAGGTCTCCACCGCCTGCACCGGCTCCGCTTCCACTGCCGCCCTGATTCTGGTCGGGGAGGACATTCAGTTCATCAAACCCGGCAAGGTATCGTTTCAGCTCCTTCGCCGAACCGGCGGCACTGTCCATGTTGTCGGCAATGGCGCCGCTCCCGGCAGAAGCGCTCCCAATCGCATCCCCCCATTTCGGGGACTTTACCGTTACCCCGAACAGGGCGGCAATGGCCGCTATGATTTCCTGCAAGGCGCTTGCCACGGCAATAGCAATTGGCAGAACCTTCGTCAGAATCGGAATAAAGATGTTTCCCACGGCACGTGCGGCTTGTTCAAGTTCCGCCCGTAGTACCCGCAGCATGTTTGCCGGATTTTCCAGCGTTCGTGCCATATCACCTTGCACCTGCGTTACCTGCGTCATCATGGCGTAGTACCGCAGCTGGGATTTCTCCGCCTGCGTCATGCTGGAAACGCTCTTGTCAATTCCAAGATTCAAGCGTTCCTGCTCCAACCGGGCAACAGACAGGTCGTAGCCAAGCCGCCGCAGAGGTTCGAGTTCTCCGGAAATACCGGACTGAACCTTCTGCATTGCCGATTCAAAATCGATATTATAGAAGGAGGCAAGGTCATAGCCCAACTGCGTCAGGTTCTTGGCCATGAACGCTGCCTTGTCACCAGCCACACCGAAACCTGTGATAATGGTGTTGAAAACGCCCTGGTTCCGCATCCATTCAGCAGGGTCAATGCCCATTACATCAGAAACCTTCTGGGCGTAGTTATAGGCTTCCTCGGCGTACTTACCCATTGAAACGGTGAACAGGTTCAAATCCTCCGTATACTGGGACGATTTTGCAATTGCGATACCCAGGAGCTTTGCCGCCGCCCGGTATATGGCCGCAAAGCTGATTGCTTTGAGCGCACTGCTCCAAGCATTTGTGCTTGTGGTTGCCCGCCTTACCGTACCGTTGTACTGCTCCGTCGATGTAATCAGCCTTTGAATTCTGCTTGGAAATGCCGAAAAGCCGGAGGAAACCTTGTTCATTTCATCCGCAAATGGTTTCATGGCCGAAGCCAAGTCTTTCATCTGCTGAGTGAACTTATCAATATCCGCTTTCTCAAGCTCCTGGATGACCTCTGGCAGCTTTTTCAGCTGGTTGATGAAGGAAGTCATATTAGACCGGCCAAGCTCGGACAGAGGCTGCAATCCGGATGCCAGATTCCGCAGTTTTTCTCCGGGGGTGTCCGGCAGATTGGTGATTGCTTGATTGATGGCCGCCAGCTGGTTTCCGATGGACGCGGAGATTTTCAGGCTATCCGTCTGGTCTTTCAGATTGCCCAGGGAGCTGCTAATGCGGTTTATCTTGTTCGCAAAATCGCCGGTATTCATGTTGTTCACGGCATTCTTGATCTGCGAAATTCCCGCTGCAACTTTGGAAAGGGCAGTTGTGGAACCGCTGATGGATGATTTCAGCGCCGCCAGTTTCTTGGCCAGCTGCTCTACACCCGCAGATGCCGCGGCACTGTCATTCACAATCTGAAATTCAATGCCCTGCATTTCCACATTGTCAGCCATTCCCTTCACCGCCCTTCTTCTCAAATTTCTTGTTGATGGATACCATAAACATCTCCATCATGGCTTTCGCCTTTTTGTCGCTCTTTTCCTGCTGGGTCAGCTGCTTTTCTCCACTATCCGCCGCTTTCCGCTGCCCAGTGTGCAGCTCAAAGGGCTGCTCCCGGTAGGGAACCGGCTTCGGAGGCTTCTTGCTGAAACTGAACCGCAGAACCGGGGCGGCATCCAGAAGGGCTTCATAGTAATAAGCCCCTTGCATCCACATATCCTGATTCTTCAAGTCCCGTTTGATCTTGTCAGCTTCCCGGTAGGCTTTCACCAGTTCCACGTCCTGATTCCAGAACTGGTCATAGGTCATGCCGATTGCAAGATAGTACGGGAATAACTTCTTGAAGATATTTGTGTAAGCGTAAGAGGGGGTAGGGGTCTCCCCACCCCCTCCGTTTTCGGAAAGAAGTTCGCTTACTCTACTGCTTCCCAGCCGGGGTTTCCCTCGTTTTCCTCTTCATCATCGGAAAGCAGGGTGTACACGGCCTCGGAGTACATTTCCGTCAGCGCCTTTACCAAGCCAGTCTTATTGCTCAGACCGTCGTAAATCTTGTTGATGGTAGCAACCTTGGTGTTGGGATGATTGGCCGCGAAAGCGCCGCTGAACAGCATGGGAATCATGGTAGCGGGCTTGTCGCCAAGCTCATTGATGGAGAACCCGGTCTTCTCCATGGCGGAAACCGTGGAGCGGGTGAATTCCAGCGTGTACTTCTTGCCGTTGTAGGGAATGCAGATTTTCTTAGCCATCGCTAATCCTCCTTAAAAATGTGTGGTCTGTGTTTTGGCTCAGGTCGCGTCGTCCAGCTCAATGGGCGTGGACGGGGCAATGGAAATGTTCAGGTCTACAACCTCGTTGACGCCGCCGCCGGTGGGGTAGCAAGTCAGCTGACCATCGAACTTGAACTTGCCGTCAGAGCCGGTAGGGGTCAGGTTCGTGCCGTCACCGGTTCCGCCGAACCACACAGCGTAGCTCTCGGTCTTTCCGTTGAGAGCCACCAGCTTCTTGTAGTCATCCAAGGTGTAGTTCGCCGTGAAGGAGAGGGCATCCAAGGACTGGATACCGGCGATGTAGGTCTGCATCTTGTCAGACAGGGTAGTGGTTTCCAGCATCTCCGGATCGCCGCCCAGATCAGGGAATTCCTTGATGTCAATGAGCTTTTCGTAGGTGTTGCCGGTGGTTCCCTTTTTCATCAGGAAAACTTTATACGTGCTTATGGCCATGTTTAATCATCCTTTCGTTGTAATAAAAACGGGCTGCCTCCTGTGAAGCAGCCCTTCGGCTCTCTTTCCGCCCTTGCGGAAAGGTAAAGCATATTTACCTGCGGTAAATTGTTCCGCCGTCCGTCTCCGCCCGATACCGGGCTACCAGACGGTAAATCGTCCCGTTTTCCATATTCGGAACAGGGGACAACGAAATTCGCGTGAAATTCCGTTTGTAGAGCATTTCGTCTATAACGCCCATAATCTCCCGGCATACGCTTTTCTTGCTTCCTGCCTTGTCGGAGTACACATTGACTTCGTACATCAGCGTTGAGAACTTTTCCCGGTCGCTGCTGTCCAGCCTGTTCGCGGACATATAATTGTCCTGCTCTACGATGCTTACATAGGGGAATTTTGGAGGAGCGTTCACATATTCGCCGGATACCGCAATGCCCTTGAAGCGCTTTCGCAGAGCCTCGGCAATGGGGGTATAGATCAGCTTTTCAATATCAGTCAAGCCCTGAACACCTCCATAACGATTCTCGGAAGCTCCTGCTCAATCGCTTTTCTCGCCTCATACATGGGCATTGCAGGAGGATTTCCGTATGTGTGGCCGCCGCCCTTGTCTTTGGGCAGATACCAGCCTTTGGGGTCGTCCCAATGACCTTTCCCGTCCGGGTAGGTGCCAGCCCCCATGCCAAACTCCGACGCTTCCGGGTGCCCGGTTCCGTAGGTGATACCGGCTCCAAATTCAATGAAAAGAACGGATTCCCCATCGGCCTTTACGGCGTAACCATTCGGGATTGCCACGACGGACACGGTTGCATCCCTCATCCCGGTGTAAACAGCCCGTGAGAACCGGATGGAAGCCACAGAAGCACCCAGCATTGCCAGCCTTTCGGCCAGTTCCTTTGCCTTGTCCTTCTGCCAGCGTTTGTATTCCTTCAATTCATCCTGAATCTTCTGAATGCCGGAAACCGACAGCGGAACCACAATTTTCTTGTAGCTCACGACACGCTCACCTTCGTAACGGCGATGGACACTGAGTTCAGAGACTTTGCCACCCGTCTGACCATGTAGTCATACAGGGGCTTCCCGTCCTCGTCATACACAGGCTCCTTGTCCAGAAATAGCACGGTATTCTCGTCAACGGGGCAGGTCATGTCATCCGTAACGATGACCTTGTCATACCCGGCAAGATTGCCGAACTGCTCCACCTGAGAAGCCCCGGTCGCAGCGGATACGTTGGCGCGGAAGGAAACGGCAGGTTTGTACACAACAGTTTCCTCGCCGGTTTCGTTGCCGTCTTCGTCGGTGACAGGCACTTTCCGGTCGTACAGCAGATACCAGAAGCTTTGCTTGTTTCGCTCCATGATTCTCATACTGTCACCTCACAGAACCCCGGCCATGGGAACGATCTGTCGCATCATGGATTCCGGAACGTCCCCGTTCTCGTAGGAACGGGAAATTCCGTTCTCGCTGTGAGACAGCTCACCCTCTCCGCCCCGCTTGTTCAGAAGATACGTAGCAATCTCCACCTGTAGATAGCTGTACTGCTCCGGAACCTCCATAATGGAAGGGTCAAACGGGTATGCCCTGCGGCAAATCTTACTTGCCGCAATGCCAAGGTAGGCAGAAACCGTGCTTTCGTCGGTTTCATTCGCCATGGCTTTTACCAATGCGTTTTTCTCGGCTTCCTGCACGGTTTCTTACCTCCTTTCATTCTACGGGTTCTCCCGCCTTCTTGCGTGGTTTCTTGATAACGGGAATAGGATTATTCTCCGATAAACCAAACTTGGTGATAACTTCCTCGCGGGTGAGCGGTACGGGGTCGTTGAGTGTATCAACGACTACCGTTCCCATCACCACAGAAGTGCTCTCCAGTTCGCGCCGGGTAATCACCTTGTCCTTTGCGGTAAAGCCCACGTTGCGAAAGTGATCTCCCTCGCGCACATACACTTTCCCGTCAGAAACATAGAACATGGTGAACCTCCTTAGCCGTTGGTGATGATCTTTGCCAGAGCAATGGTCTTCGGGTCGGCCACGATAGACCAGTTGGCAGATGCCGCAAGCTGTGCATCCGTGGGAGAAGCGGTGTAGCCGGAAGTGGGCTTGGTAAAGCTGAAACCGTTGGGGTGCATGGTTTCACGGATACGGGTGACCAGCGCGTCATAGCCGCCGCCCTTGAGCGCGTCACGGGTCAGTTCGGAAGGAACCTTCACGGGAGCGGGGGCGTACTGAATTGCGCCAAGGCCGAGGACGTAGGTGGTGTAGGTGGCCGCTTTCGCACTTTCTCCGCTGGTAGCGGCGGTGGC